TGGTAATAATGCCACCGACTTCTTTTATGCTCGACCAGTCGAGTATTCAAAAAATTCGCAGACGTTCAACGCAGACGACTTGTTTTAAATGACTGACTACTATTGGCTAAATGATGACTCAAGGTTATTTCTTGAGAGGGGATATCTGAAGAAGGGTGAAACTCCAGAACAGAGGATTCGTGATATTGCAGAGACTGCTGAAGCATATCTCAGTATGGACGGGTTTGCTGACAAGTTTGAGAGTTATATGAAGCAGGGATTTTATTCTTTGGCTTCTCCTGTCTGGTCTAATTTTGGTCGTGATCGTGGTCTACCCATATCCTGCAACGGAGTCTACGTTCCTGACAGAATGGATGGCATCCTAGCCAAACAGTCTGAGGTCGGTATGCAGACCAAGCACGGGTCAGGTACTTCTGCTTATTTTGGTGATCTTCGTGAGCGCGGCGCACCAATCAATTCTGGTGGTGAATCATCTGGAGCAGTTCATTTTATGGAACTGTTTGATAAGGTTGCTGCTGTTGTTTCTCAGGGAAATGTTCGTCGTGGTTCTTTCGCTGCCTATCTCCCTATCGAACACCCTGATGTAAAAGAGTTTCTACGGATTAAGAGTGAGGGCAATGCTATTCAAGATATGTCTTTCGCTGTCACTGTAACTGATGGTTGGATGCAAAGCATGATTGATGGTGATCCAGAAAAGCGTCAGCTTTGGGCTTCTGTAATTAGAAAGCGTTTTGAGACTGGATATCCGTATATCTTTTTCCAAGATACTGCAAATAAGAACGCGCCTGATTGTTATAAAGACAAAAATATGAAGATTTATGCTTCTAATCTTTGCAATGAGATTAGCTTGCCGTCGAAAGAGGAAGAGTCTTTTGTTTGTTGTTTATCTTCTTTGAATTTAGTTAGATGGGATGATATTGTAAAGACGGACGCTATTGAGACATTAGTTAAGTTTCTTGATGCAGTAATGGAGGAGTATATCATAAAAACAACGGACATTCCATTCATGGAGTCCTCTCATAATTTTGCCAAGCGTCATAGGGCTTTGGGTATGGGAGTTCTTGGTTGGCACTCTTACCTACAAAGCAAGATGATTGGCTTTGAAAGCATGGAGGCTAAAATGCAGAATAGCTCTATTTGGAAGACTATCCGTAATCGTGCAGACGAAGCTACAGAAGAATTGGCTCTAGGTTTAGGAGAGCCTATGTATTGTGAGGGGTATGGTCGTCGAAATACAACCACTCTAGCTATCGCTCCAACTACAAGCAGCTCGTTTATCTTGGGTCAGGTTTCTCCATCTATCGAGCCTCTCAACGGCAATTATTTCACCAAAGATCTTGCTAAAGGCAAATTCACTTTTAAGAATCCTTACCTCAAAACACTCTTAGCCGAGAAGGGGAAAGATAATGATGATGTTTGGATGGGTATCTTAGGGAAAGGAGGCTCAGTTCAGCATTTATCTTTTTTATCTGACGAGGAAAAAGAAGTATTTAAAACTTTTGGAGAAATCAGCCAGAAAGAAATTGTTATTCAAGCGGCTCAAAGGCAAAAGTATATTGACCAAGGGCAATCTTTGAATATCATGGTTGCTCCCAAAGCTCCTGCTAAAGAAGTGAATCAACTTTTGATTTATGGATGGCAGAATGGCATTAAAGGTTTCTATTATCAAAGAAGTGCGAATCCTAGCCAAGAGCTAGCAAGGTCTATGATGGAATGTAAGTCTTGTGAGGGGTAAATTTCCCCAAGGTTCTGGATTGTGTATATACATGCACTATGACTGAGCCGGAAATTAATTTTACAGACGAGGTAGAACTCGACGAAACAATAGCATTTATACTAGATCGCATCGACGAAGCTCAATTTGAAGAGGATTGATTTAGTATATCTCTATTGTCTGAGAATTTCCAGCACCCAAAATGGGGCTAGAAAAACAAAAACTAACTAAAATAGTAGTATGACAATGATGATAAACAAAATGTTGGCTCCCTTGGTTTTCGAGGGAGATATCTTTAAGCGTATGCAGTCGTTAGCTAATCAAGCTAATGCTCCATTGTATTCAGGCTCAGAGCCTTACGATGCTTACAAAGACAAGGATGATAATTTTATTCTTGAGTTTGCATTAGTGGGATTAGATCAGGAAGATATTTCTGTATCTGTATCTGGCCAAACCTTAAAGATTGAGGCGGGATCTCAGCAAAAAGATGATGATGCTGAATTCTACCATAAAAAAATATCTCGACGATCTGTCAAGAAGCACTTCACCTTGCACCAGAACGTTGATAAAGACTCCATTCAGGCAGAATATAAAAATGGCCTACTGAGAGTCAAAATACCTCTTGAGAAAGAGGAGAAAAAAGATATAATGATTGAAGTTAAGTAAAACTTTGAAGTGACTTATATCGCTCCTTCTAGGTCGTGCTTACCTAGAAGGAGTTTTTTATGATCACTTACGGAATAACAGTTGCAGACGAGTTTTTTGAATTTAAAAAATTAATTAATTCACTTGAGCCATACGTTTTACCAGATGAGGAGATTGTTGTTTTAGCAGATCAGAACAGAGTAACCAAAGAGATTGAAGAGTTTTGTGAGCTTTGCGGGTTAAAAGTAAACTATTTTGATTTTCAAAAAGATTTCTCTGAGTTTAAAAACACTTTGTTTGACTTGTCTACAAAAGACTATTTGATGCAGATAGATGCTGATGAACAAATACCACCGTCTTTAATGGTTGCATTACGGGCTGTTGCTAAACAAAAGAATCATGACCTGCTTTGGATTCCAAGAATTAATGTCGTTCGCGGGGCGACAGTAGAGCATATCAAAAAATACAACTGGAAAATAGACCTTCTGGGCTGGGAAGGATTTCCTGATTATCAATCTCGCTTTGCTTCTACCAAAGGTCATATTAGGTGGCAGAATAAAGTCCATGAGGTTTTAGCAGGAGGGAATAATCAAGGTAAACTTTATCTTGATCCTATTGAAAATTACTGCATACTTCACGTTAAGGATATTGAGAAACAAGAAAAACAAAATGACCTCTACGATACAATCTCAAATATTGGTTAGAGCAGAGGGAGGGCTGGGAGATTGCTTGCTTTCTAATAGGTTTATTCCCGCTATTAGAGAATATCACTGTGACTGTCATATAACCTTTGCTTTCGATAATGACAGAGGAGAAACCTATCAGCTAGATGTTTTACAGGATTTTTACCCAAGCATGTCTGACAGGTATTGTTTTTGGAGTGAGGTCGATAAAAATAATTACGATTTCTTTTATGATCTCCATATCGATAAAATGGAATGGACTACTTATGATTTTGATTGGTTGAGCCGTTTCTATTATTTTCCCAAACCAGAGTTATCAATTGAAAAAGGAGATTACGTCTGCTTGCACTTGACTCATAATTTATGGGAACCAAAAAACCTTAAAAAAGATTATGTAACTCAGTTAGTGAACTGCCTACATGAGACAGGAAACAAACTTGTAGCTATTTGCACAGAAAAGGAAAAAGAGCGTTACTCTGATGTTTTGGATAAAGTGCAAATAGTGTGTTCTAGTATTCAAGATGCATGTATGACAGTAATGTCAGCTAAGGCTTTTGTAACTATTGATTCTGGTTTCAAATATATAGCTTATGCGAATGGAGTTCCTACAATAGAAACTGCTGACTACTATTCACAAGTGGGGGTAACTAATCCAATGATTAAAGCTAGATGGCTACCATTTCAAGAGAGGGGATTGCCGCTTTATTCTGATCCTCGATATTTTTCTATTGGTTTAAAAAACATTACAAACAATAGAATTTCTTCGATATTTCCTTACAATAACTCGCCAGAAAAAACTTTCAAACTGTAATATGAAATACAAAAGGCTCAATAAAATTATAAATAATATCGATATAGAGTTTTCTATATTTGAACATCCTTTAATTAATGAACCAGACTTCATAAAAGACATATCAGAACAACATTCCGATCATCTCAAAGACGGAGACATAGTGATTGATATCGGAGCTAATCATGGGGTTAATTCTTTAATATACGCATCTAAAGTAGGGTCAAATGGTAGGGTTTATTCGTTCGAAGCTAGTCCTTATATTTTTAAGCATTTGGATGAAAATGTAAGTAGGAATAAAAACCTTAATGTAACTCCAATCAATAAAGCTATAACTGAGGAGGATGGTGATTATACTTTTCATTATGTACATCCCTGTATAAATGGGGGATTTGCTTCTGAGACGGATTCAGGAATTGGAGCTTGTGGTCATTATCAACCAGTTGAAGTGCAAGGAGTAAATTTAATAAAATGGATAAATGAAAACCTCTCTATAGAAGAGCGCAACAGGATTAGTTTTATTAAAATTGATGCAGAGGGTTATGATTTAAAAATAATAAAGTCAATAAAACATCTTTTGAACGATTATTCTCGTGATATTAGACCAGTACTTAATTTTGAGTTCTTTACAATGGTTTCTGAAAGAGAAATTTTGGAGATTATATCAACGTTTAATGATTTAGAATATTTGATTTTTTATAAGGAGGGGACTTCTTCTAAATTGTTAAATTTAAATTTACTAATCCACAAAGATAATTATAAAAAAGTATTTTCTCTTTTGAGTGGATTTGACTGTGTTGCTTTCCCTATAGAACAATTTTTTAAAAAATAAAATGAAACGAGATAAAACAATATCTCTTTTTACTTATATTTCATCAGAAGATGAGGTAGAAATAACTTTGGGAGTTGTCGAGCATTGCACTTCTGTTTTTGAATTTGAGGACATAGTGATTTGCTCAAAAATATCTAATTTAGACACTTCTAAATTTGAAGCGCTTGGAGTTAGATTCGTTTCAGAAGATGACTTAGACTCCAGTTATGAATCCTATAATTTTTTTAAACTTAATCGTTTATACGATCACATAAATACGGATTTTGTTTTAACAGTCGAAAACGATGGGTTTATCATTGATTCTTCATTTTGGAAAGATGAGTTTCTTGATTATGATTACATTGGTTCTCCTTGGTATGACCCAATAAATGATCCTAAATATAGAGTTGGGAATGGGGGCTTTTCTCTTAGAAGTAAGAAATTATTGGAGGGTACTAAAATAATAACAGATTCTCGTGAGGGCATGGCCTTTGGGAATGAAGATATATTTATTTGTTGGAAGTCTAAAAAAGTGCTAGAGTCTTTTTATAAAGTTAAATTTGCTCCAGTTGATTTGGCAGCTAAATTCTCAGTTGAGTGGAATACATGTCCAGAACAAAAGCACGTTATAATGGATAATCTTTCAACTTATGACACATTTGGATTTCATGGTGTTGAACATATACCTTTAATGTATTCTACTTTTTTAAAAAATCAAGATATGAAGAAAATAATTATTACAGGAGTAACAGGGCAAGATGGTAGTTTTATGGCAGACTACCTTTTGAAGAATACTCACCACACCATTATCGCTGGAGTTAGACGTTTAAGTGTTAAAAATCATAGCAATATTGCTCATCTGGTAGATAATCCACGCTTCAAACTTATTGATTTAGATGTTGCAGATCAAGCTAACACAGAAACGGTGATAGCGAAGGAGAAGCCTGATTATTTTATCAACTTCGCTGCAAACTCTTTTGTGGGGGTGAGTTGGACTCAGCCAGTTAACCATATGAACACAAACGCTATGGCTGTAATGTATCAGCTTGAGGCAATCCGCAAACACTGCCCTAAATGTCGTTATTACAATGCTGGCTCCTCAGAGGAGTTTGGAGACGTTTTGCATTCTCCTCAATCAGAGTCTCACCCTTTGCGTCCAAGAAGCCCGTATGGGGTCTCTAAGGCCAGCGCGAGGCACATGGTAAAAGTGTGGAGAGACTCCTATGATCTTTATGCTATTCAGGGTTGGTTATTTAACCACGAAGGTACTCGTCGCGGAGAAGAATTTGTTACTCGCAAGATTACCAAGAATGTTTGTCGCATTAAAAAAGAGTATCATTTAAATGATTTTAAACCCCTTGAACTAGGAAATATTGATGCGAAAAGAGATTGGAGTGATTCAGAAGACTTTGTTGAGGGTATTTGGATGATGCTTAATCAAGAAAAGCCAAAAGAATATGTATTATCTTCAAATGAAACTCACTCTATTAGAGAATTTATCGAGGAGGCATTTAATTTTGCTGGATTTGCTGTAGAAAAATGTGAGTGGGTTGGCGAGGGTATTGATGAAAAATATGTACATGAAGGTAAAATTTTAATGCAGATTAATCCAGAATTCTATCGACCCGCTGAAGTAGACTTGCTCTTGGGAGATTCTGACCTAGCCAGAAAAGAATTGGGATGGTCTCCAAAAACAGATTTTTTAGGTTTGGTAAGAAAAATGGTTGCAACCGATATTGATCCATGTTAGGGTGCTTTTATGCCAAGGGGTAAAAAGGAATGTCCAAAGTGTTCTACTTTGTGTTCTAGCCGTGCTTTAGAGTGCGAGTGCGGATTTTTATTTAAAAACCAAAAAAAAGCGCCAAAAAAGCCAACTTATTTCAGAGAGAGGCAGCACTTTATAAAGAAGATGCTGAATAATCAGCCCTCAATAAATTATAAGCTGGATATGATCACAGCCACGAAGGTCTTCAAACGCTTTGAGAATGACGCTGACTTTTTGTTGAAGGTCAAGCCTCCATTTAAGTTGGACAATTCAATTAAGTACTTCTTAACTAAAGATGGCTTGTCTTATCTAGATAAGAAACACAGGGAATTTCACTATAAGCCTAAAAACTCCGAAAAAATGGTTGACCATAAGTTAAAAGTAGGAGAAGATATATTGATCGAAAAAAGAAAAACCCTGAGAGATTTTTTAGATGAGTAAGAAAAACGCAAAAGAAAAAATTGGCACTTCGCAATTTATGTCGAAGTTTTTTAAGAGTAATAAAGATTTCCATTACAATTACGAAGAGACTGCGAAGCCTTATATAGTTTCAACTGGCTCTTTAATTTTAGACCAGTTTATTGGTGGTGGTCTTGGCGCTGGTTTACAGCGTTTTATTGGTTGCAACGAAGGGGGCAAAACAAACGAAGCTCTACATGTTATGAAGAACATGCTGGAGACAGTAGAGAAAACCAAAGGGCTTTATATTAAAGCAGAAGGTCGCTTATCAGAAGATATTCAAAAGCGATCTGGATTAAAGTTTGTTACTGACCCAGAAGATTGGGAGTTAGGGACTTGCCTTGTTTGGGAGTGCCACATTTATGATACAGTTTTTGATGGCCTTAGAGAGTTGCTAAGGAATAATCCAGATAAAGAAAGATTTTGCATTGTCATCGACAGCATGGATGGCTTGCTTCCTAAATCTGATCTAGAGAAGACCACTAGTGATGCAGCGAAAGTTGCAGCGGGTGCATCTCTCACTTCAGACTTCTTAAAGCGAGTTAGTCTTGGGATGGGTAAATTTGGTCATATGTGTATTATGATCTCTCAGGTTCGGTCAACTATTAAAACGAGTCAGTATGCAGCTAGTGACCCAAATAACCAAACCAATTCTAGCGGTGGCAATGCAGCACTTCACTATCCAGACTGGATTATTAACTTTGAAAGGAGAAATCAGTCTGATTTAATCTTGCAAGACCAAAAAGCAAGGCCAAGCCCAGAGAATCCAATCATTGGACATTACGCCAAGGTTCATATCCAAAAGTCCACTAATGAAAGCACGGGTATGCGTATTCGCTATCCAATTAAGCATGGTCGATCTGACGGAAAATCTATTTGGATTGAGCGTGAGATTATTGAACTTCTTTTAATGTGGAACTTCATTGAAAAGTCAGCTTCTTGGTTTAAGTTTGACGAGGAGTTGATCAAATATCTCGACGATAGAGGCATTGAACTTCAGGAGAAGTATCAAGGGATGAAAGCTTTGTATGATCTTTTAGAGAATAATGAAGAGGTTACAAAGGCGATGCACTTATTTATTGCTGAAAACGTTTTTGCATGATCTTTTTAACGACAACTGGTCGAGAACAAAAGCTAAAGAATTCTACAAAGTATTTAATTGATTGGGACAAAAAGTGTCGGAGTAAGCTCCAAAAAAAAGTTAAAGATCTCTTATACCCAAATTGGGTTTCTGATATTGTTTTCGAGGAGCTTCCCGTTCTTGGGACACGAATGACATTAGACTTTTACAACGCAAATAAAAAACTTGCAGTAGAGGTAGATGGCAATCAACATTACAAATACAATAAGTTCTTCCACTCAAACTCTAGGCAAAATTTTCTTTCTCAATTGCAGAGAGATGAGAAAAAGGAGTATTTTTGTGAAATCAACCAAATTAAGCTTGTCAGAATATTGGAAAGGGATACCATTGACGAGGAGCTTCTAAAAAGACTAGATATTGTATGAATAATTTTGACAAAACAGACACCACTTTACCTCATAGCATTTTAACAAAGCTTTTTGATTGCACGGGTTCTGTAGGTGGTGGGAACAAAGGATTTTTCTTATATTATATTAATGATATGGGCCAACCCACTTTTGCAACTAAGACAGACAACACTTGCGTTGACATGGCTTTGAGCAAGCTAGTAGAAATTTCTTTGGAAGAGGGGGGTAGCCGATGATATCAAGCATGGATCTAGAGAAGACTGTATTAAAAGGTCTTCTCCAGCACCCTCACAAGTGGGCTGAAGTTTCAGTATTTCTCAATGAGAAAGATTTCTTTAGTGATGATTCTCAAGTTCATCTTTCTATTTTTAAATTGATTCGAAATGCATTAAATAATGCAGAGTCAATTGATGATACTATTCTCATTCCAAGATTGGAGCAACTAAAGGTAAGCTTTCCAGATAGCATCGACCTACCAGAATATATCCGCTCTCTTGTTTACCATAAGATAACAGAAGATATATTCATTTCTTCAGTAAAGGAGTTGAAAAAGTTTTCTGCTCGTAGAGAGATTTACCTCTCCGCAAGGGATGTGGCTTCTTACGTCAAAAAAGTCGATCCTGATGTAAAATATTCAGAAATTATAGACAAAGCTGACGAGATTTATAACAAAAATATCAAAGAGTTTGAGTTTACTGATGAGGGGCCAATTAATCTTTTTGACATGATGGAAGATTTGGTTGAAGACAGAGGCAATAACCCTGTTGAAGAATCTGGATTAATGGGGCCGCATGAAAGAATAAACGAGATCTACGGGTCTCTACTTTTAGAGGGTAACATCTCTGTTATTGTCGCTCGTTCTGGCGTAGGAAAGACTCAGTTCTGCATGGATTATACTACAAGAACTGGAGCCAAATATAATATTCCCGTCTTACACTTTGATAATGGTGAGATGAGTGAAGAAGAGCTTACTTTCCGTCAATGTTCTGCAATGAGCGGTATACCCGTTTATCTCTTGCAAAGTGGAAAGTGGAGGACTTCTAGTTACAAAAATTTGTCTGTCGAAGAGGTCGTGGCTAGGGTGCGTAACACTTGGAAGAAGATAAAGTCTGGCAATATGCAGTTTTATTATGTGAATGTTGCTGGCATGTCTGCTGAAGAAATGTGCTCTTATCTGAAAAGGTATTACTATTCTAAAGTTGGCAGAGGAAATAGAATGATTTTCAGCTTTGATTACATCAAGACGGACTTCAATAACCTTGGGAAAAACGATGGTTGGCAACAAGTTGCCTCAATGGTTCATTTGTTTAAACAAACAATTCATAGGGATTTGTGTTTTGATGGCAAGCCTTGCGTTTCAATGATGACTTCTGTTCAAGCAAACAGGCTTGGGATTACAGGTAACAGGGGACCAGATTCGATAGTCGATGATGAAAGCGTGGTTTCTCTTTCTGATGGGATTACTCAATTCTGTTCTCATTTGTTTTTGTTGAGGAGGAAGGTGGCAGATGAAATCCATGAAGATGGAGATAGATTTGGAACCCATAAGTTAGTGAATCTTAAAGCTCGCCACCTAGGTAAAAACCCTCTTCGTGATATTAATCCTATAGAAATGCCAGATGGCTCTAACAGGAAGAACTTCATAAACTTGAATATTCAAAACTTCAGAATCGAAGAGCGAGGAGACCTTCAGGATATTGTTAATTCTGTTAATAATGTTGATGTTAATTTGGAGTCTAGCAGCGAAAGTGATGACATCCCAATTACTCTTTCACAATGACCGATTATAAATCTGTTTTAGAAGACCTTGGTTATCGCCTAAAAGATCATGGCTCTTATTGGAGAACCAGTGCCGTATACAGGTCTGGTGATAATTCTACAGCACTACAGATTTACAAAGATACAGGAGTCTGGAAAGATTATGTGGAAGACTCTATGTTTCTTCCCTTTGAAGCTTTACTCCAGAAAACTTTAAATACTAATGACAAAAGTGTTTTAAGCTCTTACTTAAAGAGTAATAGTGTAAACATATATGAACGTTCTGCTCAAAAAAACCTTTTGAATGAAGAAAAAACATATCCAGACTCTTGCTTGAATCGCTTGCTACCTCATTATGACTTTTATTTGAATAGGGGGATATCAGAAGACACTTTGAAGAAGTTTAAATGCGGTTTAGCGATGTCTGGAAAAATGTATCAGCGAGTCATATTCCCCATTTGCCGCCCTGACGGGAGGATACATGGCTTTTCAGGCCGAAAGGTAACGGATGACCCTAGACCCAAATGGTTGCACAATGGGAGGTGTTCTGATTGGTTCTATCCATATTATACGATTGATGACGTTAGGACTGCTATTGAAGAAAGTCGTAGTGTGTATATTGTAGAGTCTATTGGAGATTGCATCTCATTATTCGATGCTGGAATCAAAAATGTCCTTGTCTCCTTCGGTCTTAACATTTCACCTAAGTTCATATCTAAGCTGCATGGCTTGCCCTTAGATAAAATTTTTATTGCATTTAATAATGATTTTAATTCAGGTTCAAATAGGGGATTTGAAGGTTCAATTAAGTCGATATTCAAGCTCTGCGATCAAATTGATTTTGATAAAATATTTTTTTCTCCACCTCCAGAAAATGATTTCGGAGACATGGATAAAGGCCAAATAAATAAATATGTTGAATATTGTGCGTCAATTAAGCATAATGAAACAATGGCTAACGTTATTGATTTCGCTAAAGAGATGAATAAACGTGGGGTCAATAAAACATTTACTTCTAATTTACGGAAGTTCGAAAAAAAATACGACTTCCATTATGGAGAAATCTGAAAACAAGCCTCTCTCAGCCTCGCGGATTAAAACAATGCAAACTTGTACTTGGCAATATTGGGCTAAGTATCATTTGCGTCTACCAGATAAATCTAATCATGGATCTTTGCGTGGGACAATCTGCCATGCTGTTTTCGAGAACTTAGGTAATCCTCGTCATCGAAAGCATTATAGAGCTATTATTAAAGCTCAAGATATAAACGCTAGTCTTCCAATTAAGAGGATGGTGGAAGCTTACGCCAAAAAGTATGAGATAGACGATTTTGAAAATATGGATCTAATCAACAAGATGACAGTTGAGGGTCTTAATTTTGATTTTTTTGGAGACACAGACGGAAAACCGACAGAAGCTATTTCTGAGAAAGATTTTGACATATCCGTAAACGAAGGAGATAAGAACTATCGGATACTAGGGTTTATCGACAAGCTATTTCTTTTTAAAAGAAAAAAAACAGCTATAATC